TATTAGGGGTTTAACGAAGATGGCTTATCAAATTGACAGATACAATAATACAGTTTTAACAATAGTTGAGGACGGTACAGTTGACCAAACTACTGATCTTAAATTTATTGGTAAAAACTACGCTGGTTACGGCGAAATACAAAACGAAAATTTCTTATTCTTGTTGGAAAATTTTGCAGGAGCAAATCAACCACCAAGGGCACTTAGCGGACAGATTTGGTTTGATACTGCAAACAGCAAATTAAAATTTTATGATGGAACACAATGGAGAACAACAGGAGGTTCTGCTGTAAGTTCATCGCAGCCAACAGGACTTACGTCAGGAGACTTCTGGTGGGATTCTGCAAACGATCAACTGTATGTATATAATGGTAGTGATTTTGTATTGATTGGACCTCAAAACGCCGGCGAAGGCGTAACACAAATGGTAAGCCTAGAGGTTTTAGATTTACAAGGTACAACTAGATCAGTTATTGCAGCAACATTAGAAGATGAAGTTATTGCTACACTTAGTAGTGTTGAATTTACATTAAATGAAGCAACCCCTATTACAGGATTCGATACTATTAAAAAGGGTATTACACTTATTAATACTCCTACTACAGGCGTTACAACCACAGATCATTACTTTTGGGGTACATCATCTAACGCATTAAAATTAGGCGGTATTGATGCAAGTAATTTTGTTGTTTCATCACCAGGAGAAACAACAACGTTTGATCAATTAGTTGAGTTTTCAGATGATGGTTTATTAATTGGTGATTTTAAAATATACATGGATGGCACTTCGGCAGTATTAGAAAATCAAGCCAGCGTTAACAATGAAATTTTATTTAAAGTTACTAATAATTTAGGTACTCCTACTACAGTAAGTAAAATAAACATTACAGGACTTATTCCAGCTCTTGATAATACTTACGATATTGGTACTACTTCGCTGCGTTGGCAAGATGTACATGCTGTTAATTTTGTTGGTGAAGCAACAAAAGCAACAAGTTTGCGTGTAGGAAGTGATTTTAGAACAGCAGCAGTAAGTGCAACAAATAACACAGTTGCAGTTAGAGACGCAACAGGTAATGTTGCGGCAAATTTATTCCAAGGTACTGCAACAGCAGCACGTTATGCTGACTTAGCAGAAAAATATACTACAGAAGAAGAACATCCAGTAGGAACTGTGATGGCAGTTGGCGGCGAAGCAGAAGCTAGGCCAACTAAGGTTGGAGATATAGCAATTGGTGTTATATCAGAAAATCCTGCTTATATGATGAACAGCGACATTGAAGGTCAATATATTGGTCTCAAAGGGCGTGTTCCTGTTAGAGTAGTCGGACCAGTTAGTAAAGGACAACAAGTATATGTTGCCAGTGAAGAAGGTGCAGCATCAACTATAGCATCTAACAGTTTAGTAGGAATTGCACTCGAAACTAATAATGATGAAGGTGAAAAACTAGTAGAATGTGTGCTAAAAGTTTAAGGAATCATCATGGCAGAAATAAGTGCAGCAAGACTCAATAACTTACAAGCAAGAATTGAAGCAATTATGGGAAATGGCGCCGGTCAAAACGGATACGGCGAATCAGTTTCAAGTTATCAAGTTTCAAACACTAGCGGTCAGTTAGTCCTAGCAGCAGATATAAATGCTATATATGCAGATATGGTAAGGGCTAGGTTGCACCAAGTTGGTACAACACCTACAGAAATTCAAGAACTAATTAGAAACTTAAACATTATTGCCGATGAATCCAGCTTTTATGTTAACGATTCTGGTATTTCAGTTCAAGATCCTTCAGGCGCATTAAAAGGAATTGCTGACTTTGAAAATTTAATGACTTCGATAGAAACTGATAAGTTTTTAATGGATATTGGCCAAGCAAGTTTAGAGCCAGGTATAGGAAGTTCTAGACAATCCGGATGGAACGGATTAATTTATCATACATTTAGTGTAGTATTTGCAGACGCAGATCATCGTAGACATTTTTTCAACAGTGGCGGCGAAATTAGGATTTCAGCAGCAAATGCTAGTGCTTCAACTCCAAAGGGAAGAGATTGGTCGGCATTATTAAATGAAGTTGGTACAATAAGTTTTAATCATACAACTACAACAACTACCAATTCGGGTAGTGGTCAGGCAATAGGAAATTATGATTTAACAAGCTCTTACCAAACAATATATTCTAAAACAGGCGCTGGGACATACAGTGGTATATATGCTGGAAATTTGTTTACTATTAAAGCCAAAGAGTCAAGTGCAAGTACTATAGAGTTTAGATTAGAATTTAATGACGTAGTAGCAGATCCACAAATAGATAATAATGTTGATGGTAATTTATCAACAACTGTTCAGCATTATAGAGCGGATACAACAAATGTTACAGTAGCAGCACCAACGTATAGTACAATTACAGCACTATCTTCGTTTGCTACTCCGGTACCACCACCTGCTCCGGCACCACCACCTCCGCCACCACCTCCACCGTGCCAAGATCCTGCTCCTTTCTCAGATTCTTTGGCTATATATCAGCCTGGCATGGTTTTAGTATATAATGATAATAACGTATTTAATAATAGATCTTTAGTTACGTCAACCAAAACATCTGCTGCTTCTACAATTAATGGTTGGTATCTAAGCGATTTAGGTAGACCTGCAGAATACGAAGGACTAAATTATTGGTACAACTTATGGGTTAGTGCCGGAGAAGCAGCTACAAAAGCTCAATTTGATATTTCAAAACAACCTGAACTAGCAAGAGGCGGAGTTAAAGCTACTTACACATATTGTCAGTATTATGGATCATCGGCTCCACCACCGCCACCACCACCTGCATCAAATGTTTTATCATATGATGGAACTGTGTGTATTTCGGTGATTGACGAAAGTAGTCCATCGTCGGGTACAATTGAGTCAGATTGGAATAGTTTTAGTTCTCATTATCCAAACAGAAGATTTGTATTATTACAGCCAACTGGTTATTCATCTGATAGATTAAAAATACCAAGCAGTTACAACGGATCACTTCAAACAAGTATACGCAGAGACAACGGATCTACTGGAAGTAGAGAAGATTGGTTTGGACTAGCAAATTTAAGTTCTTTACAACAAGGCGCCGTTGTATCTTTATCTATTGATAATTCAGGCAGTATGACAACTAAACAAGTTCAAGCATCGTATGATTATTTTAAAACAAGAGTTGCAAATGCAGGACTACAATTAGTTGAACCAAGTATGAGTGGGGAAAGATGGGCTAAACCGCATGATAGATCAATGCCAGCGTTCCAAATTCCGCCACCACCTCCACCACCTCCACCTCCACCACCGCCACCGTCAACATTTACGTTTACAGTGACACCAACTGTTGGTATGAACTTTAATGTTCCTCAAACCTATGGAGATGTATGTTATTCGTATACTATACAATGTACAAGCGGAAGCGGTACAGTTACGGTACAAGAAACTAGTCGTCCAACAGCTTGGGCAGTACTAGTTGACGGGAAAGGCAGCAGTAATATCGACAGTGGATATGCTACTCAAAACTATTCACTGGTTACAGGTCAAACAGTTATGGTTAATCTTTGTATTAGACCTTTGACAGTTGGTAGTGGTTCAGGCTCGTTTACATTCCTTAAAGCTGAAGGCGACGGACAAGTATTTAGGCGTTCATGGACTGGCGTTAACAGATCTTCGTAATTTATACGCAGTTTTTTAAAACGATAAATATCGTATAGAGGATTGATAATGCCAAATAGTGTACTAGCGACTAGATTTAACAATTTACAAAATAGAATAAGGACAGTCCTTGGTACTTCGTTGTCTAGTAATCCACAGTTTGGTTATGGGCAATCGTACAGTTCAAGTACTGTAACTGGCGACTATGATGTAAACACTGTCAACACTGATTTAATTTCCCCTCAAGAATACGAAACTCTTTATAGAGATATTATTAGAGCAAGAGTACATCAAATAGGAGGTACATTTTCACAACTATCAACACCAGTTGGTAATTTTGATTTAAACGGAACAAATGCAGATAAAATTGAAGAAACTTATATTACATATTTAGAAAATGTAATGACTTCTATTGAACAAGATAAGTTTGAAATAGATTCTAGTCAGTACAGCGTTATACCTTTAACCGATATTAATAATAATTCTATAGATGTTGAAAGACCTGAAGCGCAAGGTTCCTGGAATGGTATTTTAAGTCATATATTTAAGGTAACTTTTAATACAGCACAACAACGTAGGCATTTTTTTAATGCAGGTGGTCAAATTAGACTCGATGCAGGACTAACTTGGGCATTTTCTCAAAGCAAAACTAATGACTGGAAAAATCTACTAAGTGGAATGGGTTCTGTTAGATTTAGTGCTAGTGGATGCGATAGTTCGTTAGGTGTTGGAAGTCCTACGTCTATAGGTAATTATCAACTTACATCTTCTTATCAATTAGTGTATAGACAATCAGGAGCACTGTACAGTGGTAGCTATTATGAAGTATATGCTCTTGAACTTTCTAGCAACGAAATTCAGTTTAGAATTTACTTTAAAGATACATCAACTGAAAACATAGACGAAGATGTATTTGGAACATTATTTAATAATATTAAAATAGCAGTTCCGAGCGGCTCAGTAAACATAGGCGGCACTCCAACAGACACAGTTGTAATAACAGATCTCCCGGTCGGGCAAAATGTTGCAGTCTTTAATGGAGTAGCACTGCCAAATCCACCAACTATTTCGGCATATTGGCAACCGTCTACAGTAAATACAGGAGTTGCTCAAACAGTTTACTGGACAACAACAAATTCTACATCTGTTAATTATTATATTACTAACCCAGACGGAACAATTGATTCGGGGACAGGATTATCTACTAGTGGAAATAGATCATATACTTGGTCTACAGCTGGAACATCGAGTGCTAGATTAACTGCTATTGGACCAGGCGGCTCTGCGATAACAACAGTTACAGGTACAGTTCAAGTACCAGTAGTTGTTCCTACATACAGTATTACACCTTCTGCAACCAGTCAAAACGAAGGTGCTACAATTACCTTTGTAGTTGACACTACAAAAGTAAACACAGGAACTACATTGTATTGGGCATTGGCTCCTATTAGTGGAAATATTATTGCTGCTGATTTTACTGATAATAAAAATCAAGGCAGTGTGCAGATTACGGGCTCTTATAATGCCGGTACTGCAAATATTCCAAGAACGTTAACAAACGATACGTTTACAGAAAGTACAACAGAGCAATACCAAATACATCTTTATACTGATTCTAGTTACACAAATAAAGTAGCTGAAAGTGCAACAGTTACTATAAATGACACATCTCAAAGTCCAGAAGTGTGGAACTTTACATCAAGTACCAATCATCCGAGCTTTAATAATGTAATTAACGAAGGTGTGTATACGCACACTATTAACATAACTACAAGTAATGTAGCACAAGGTACAACATTTTATTGGACAACAACTGGTACAGCATCCTCAGCAGATTTTACTGATAACAAAACTAGTGGAACAGGAACAATTAATTCATCAGGTACTGCTTCGATTGTGCGTAATGCAACAGCAGATTACATAACAGAAGGTTCAGAATCTTATACAATAAGCATATGGCGAAATGGTTATAATTCAGGATTACTTAAATCTGTTGATCCTATAGGCATTGCCGACACTACAGTTACTCCACCAGCATTGAATGCCCGATTTGATTCATCAAATATAACATCAAGTGTACAGCTTGGCGATAGTGTTACAGCATCTTGGACAACAACAAACGCTACTGATGTTGATGTAGTTATTAATTATCCAGATGGCTCTTTTGATAACAGCCTCACTAGTAGACCAGCTGACGGCAGTGTTACAATTTCTACATCGGGCAAAGGGCTTGGTACTTTATCGGTTGATTTAACAGCTAATCGTTCAGATCCAAACGGTAGTGATGCTAATACTTCATTATCTACTAGTGTTGTTGATGTTCCGCCTCCGCCTACAGGAAGCATATATTTTAGTCCATCTTCTATGTATCCTGCAGATGCTAATGCTAAAACATCATATCCTGATTCATCGACACTTTTTTGGAGTAGTTCTAATGCAACAAGTGTTTCGGTTACGCTGGATGGCTCCGCAATTAGTTCTAGTGCATCAGGTTCTTATGGCCCTATAACTTCTAATAGTAACGGAACTATAAATGCACTTTTATCATTATCAGGTGCCGGCGGCTCAACAAATATTCCTGCTACATTAACTGTTAATACAGCAGTGCCTAATCCGTCAATTACAACCCTATCGGTAACACCGTCGAATCCTACAATAGTTTATACAGGCGATAATGTAACAGTGGCGTGGAACACATCTAATGCTGATACTGCTACAATGAACGGCCCGGGATTTAGCACAGATGAATCGGTTGCAACTTCAGGGAGTAGAAGCGTAACGTCTAACAGTTCTGGATCTGCATCATGGGCATTAATTGCTGAAAACATAAGAAACGCTGATTCAAGAGGAGTTAGTAAAACCTTTACTCAACCAATTACACAAGCAACTTGGACACTATCAGTTAGCCCAACAACAGTTAATTTTAATGGTTCTGTTTCGGATCAGTTCACTTTCACAGTTACTGGTCCTCCAGGAGGAACAGCAAATTGGTCATGGTCTTATGATAGAGGACCTTATTCCGGATCTGGTTCTCTAACATTAGACTCTAATGGAAGTTTTAGCTCAACAGGTGTACATACTGACTATGGTAATTTTACAAATACACTTTCAAATCTTAGTCCTGACGCATATTCTCAAGGTTCTTTGACAACAGGACTAACAGTAAATCCACCAGTAAATTGGAGTATAGTTACTGATAAAACATCTTATGCAGTAAGTGGAATAGTACAATTTACTATTAATGGACCGCCACTTACTGCATTTAGTACATCTGCTGTAGGGTCCAGCACCACAAATGCAAGTGGTATAGGTTTTCAATCCGCGTCGTATAACACTAGAGGTAATAAAACTGTTACGCTATCTTCGGGAGGAACAGTCAGAGATTCTGTAGGATTTACGGTATACCAACCAGCTGCACTTACTGTTAGTATGCCGAGCACCGCAAGTATAGGCGGCTCTATTACAGGTACTTGGAGTATTTCAGGTGAAGGCGACGAAACAGGACTAGTTACACTTAGAAATCCAAACGGTCAAACAATTGGTTCAGACCGTATAACTACTTCGACAAGAAACGGAAGTATTCAAGTTGGCAATGTACAACCTGGAACTTATACAATGTCAGGGAGTGCATCGGGCGCCTATAGTAGTGATTCTGATGCAGATTCAACATCGGTTGGATATCAAATGTCTATGTCCATATCACCGTCTCTCTTTGAGGTCGGCGACACGTATACTGTTCAAATTACCGGCGGCGCTCCTTATGATACTATAACTTATAATACTAGTGGAACACTAATACCAAGCGGGGGTGCTTGGACAGCCGGCAGCGGAACAATTCAACTAGATGCAAACGGTAATTGGTCACTTTCAGGCGCACACACCGGCCAAGTTGACTTTACTTATTCTGCAAGTAGTTCAAATTCTGGATCTACAAGTGCAAGTGCTGTTTGTGCTAATAGACCAACTGCTTCAATTAATTGGTCTGGTACAGCAACAAATATCGGTGGCACAGCAACAGCAAGTTGGAGTTCAAGTAATGCTACTAGTGTATATGTTTCATTAACTGGTCCAAACGGAGTTCTTTATACTTCAACAAGTTCTTCTGGTAGTAGAGCTGTTACCTGCAACAATTATGGAATATATACTGCTACTTGTACTGCTAGTAATTCTTATTATCCTGCAAGTCCTGATGTAGCTTCAGATACATTTGATCTTGCGTATGTTGCACCTGCGCCTAGCGGATTAATTAACTTTGATGCAAATTCTTATACAGAAGGTGATTCAGCAGTTGCAACTTGGTCAACATCAAATACAACTACTACAGTGACAGCATATATGTATCGTGATGTTAATACGTTAGTTGCTTCTGGCAATGGTACATCAGGTCAATTAGTATTTGATACAGCAGGTTACCCAGGCGAAACTCTTACAGCAGTACTAGCACACGGCACTTCCACATTAGATACAGATAGTGCAACAATTACGGCAGCGCCAGCTGATCCATTTATTACGTTTACACCTTCAACTGGTACTAAAAACTCTACTACTTTTACAGTAAGTTGGGGTCAAAACGGTCCTACACCGGCTAGTACTTCGGTAACTTATGTAGGTCCGAACAGCGGCTCTGGAACTATTTCGTCGGCAAATTCGGGAAGCGTATCTCAAACACTAGGTCAATCAGGTACCTGGACAGCAACAATAACTTCAGATGGTATATCAAAATCTGCTTCTGTTACAGTTAATGAACCATCTAATATTAATGCAACTAGTTTAACTAGATCTCCAATTGCTGCCAATGCAAGTGCTATAGGCGAAAATATTTACTTTGAGTTTGCCACACAACCATCAAATGCCAACGGTAGTTGGTCTTTCTCGCAAGGTTCTGGAGTAGGCTTTGTTTCTATAACAATTAGTTCTGGATCTGCTACTGATAATGTGGTTGAAGTTCAAGCTACTGTTCAAGTTGTAGGATTTCCTAATCAATATAGATACGTTGTTGGCACTTGGACAAACGCTGATGGATCAACACTAAGTACTATTGCTATTATAAACTGGCAGGGCAGCGGCATACCATTATCCGAAGACGATTCCGAAGACGATTCCGAAACCTAAATAGTATTTGACAAAAGTGTATATTGATGTTAGTATAATAATATGGCTGATATCAATATAAACTATGACTTCTTATCAAATCAAGAACTAGAAACGCTTAATAATTATCTTCAAACTGATGCTCTGTGGGAAACAACACAAGATCATTGGTCTGGGCGTTTTATTAACTTCCAAACTATTAATGATAGTGACATTTCTACATTAGTTCAAGATATATCAAACCGAGTTAAAGACGTAGTAGAAAACTACGAAAACACTTCTGTAGATATCGAAACACTGCAATTAGTACGCTGGCGCCCAGGCGATAAACTTGATCCGCCTCATGCAGATGCAGAACACCTTGACGGGTCTCCGCATCCTTATTCAAATAGACATTACAGTGCATTGATTTATTTAAATAATGATTTTATGGGAGGAGAGATATTTTTTCCAAATCAAGACTTTACTCCTGTAATTGCTCCAGGAATGTTGGTTAATTTTACAGGAACAGTAGAACATTTACATGGCGTAACAGAAGTAACGTCTGGTCTAAGATATACAATGGTAATGTTTTTTACTAGGAGTGTGTATGATTAACAGAGAACCTAATTTTATTCCTGAAAATACAATAGTGTGTTTTACAGACCATTCTGGTAATTATAATGATATACCTTTAATAGTAGAACCATTAAAAGGTAAAGTAAAAAGAGATTGGTTTAGCAAACATGCTTATCATTGCTTGCCTTTAGTTATTGGAAATCAATACGGCTTTGCTATAAAAAGTACAGTATCATTTACTGCTATATGGAGCGGCGGCGAGGCTCCTGATACAATTAGTATCAATGTATTACCGGATGAAAACAATAATAAAACACCAATACAACATATTAATTCACATTTTGGTAGTGGTATTATTACAGTGCAAAACAGGTTTAATTTTAGAACTCCACCAGGAGTTAACATGATGGTAATGCCACCGCCTAATATTTTTTATAAAAACTTTCAAAGTATGAGCGCCGTTGTAGAAACAGATAATTTACGTCGCGATTTTACATTCAATTTTAAAATTATTGAACCTAATGTAAGAGTAAACATAAAAGCAGGAGATATTATTGCTACTATAGTACCAATACCGAGATTTTATGTTGATAATTATAAACTAAAAAATGCTCCAGAATTATTCGGAGATAATGTTATCAAAGAAGAATTAGAACAATTAGTTTTATTTGAGAGAGAAAGATCTGGACCTGATTTACAAAAGCCTCATCAAGCAGGAAAGTTATATCATAATGGTGTTGATGCAAGTGGTAATACATTTTTCCAACACCAGAAATCCATGAAATAACCATTAACTGCGCATATATACTGTACAGGAGAATTATATGGACGAAAGACTAGAAAAAGCACTTGATTTTTCAAATTATATGATTACGCTAAACAACCAAAAGCGTATGTTAAAAGAAAAATACTACGAATCTTTATTATACTTTAGTAACGGCTGTCAGTTTACTGTAACTAGAGAACTTATTACATTTGTAGGATTTCTAGTAGACAAAGGAAATACAGAAGACATTGTTCTCACAGACGACAATGAACTACCTGCTAAAATAGCAGATTTGGAAACATTCTATGAAGATATTCTTGATGTATATTTTACAGCATCAAATGAGTATAATTCTTCATACGAAGAACTTAAAAAGAATAGAAAAACGGAATTGTTAGTAGACTATGAGTAAAGGGGCAATATTAATTGCAAGAAACAACGGCAGATTGGATTACGTTAAGCAAGCAGTTTTTCTTGCAAAACGTATAACTCATTATCTTGACATTCCAGTTAGTGTTATTACAGATAGTGAAGACTACCTTAAAAATTCATTTGACTATACAGTATTTGATCAGATTATTTCTATACCGTGGACTGAAGTTAAAAACAACAGAATATTTTTCGACGGAAGTTTAGCACACAAAACTGCTCCGTTTAAAAACGACATAAGAGATCAAGTATATGATCTTTCTCCTTATGACGAAACATTACTTCTTGACACTGATTATATTATTTCAAACGATTTATTTAAATCATGTTTTGAGTTAACTAATAATCTAATGATGTTTAAAGAGTCTTACGATGTGGCAAAATCACGGAACGAAAAAGAGTTTAAATATATTAGTGATTATAGTGTAGATTTTTATTGGGCAACTGTTGTATTTTTTAGAAAGTCGCCCGAAGTACAAACATTTTTTAATCTAGTAAAACATGTCAAAGACGAATGGAATCATTACAGGCGTGTTTATCAAATAGGATCTAGTCTATTTAGAAATGACTTTGCATTTAGTATTGCTGCACATATTATGAATGGGTTTGACAAAGGCAGTTTTGTTGGTACGTTGCCAGGTAAACACTATTACACTATCGATAAAGATATATTGTGGCAAATGAAAGATGACAGTATGTTATTTTTAGTAGAGAAAAAAGATTATCTTGGAGAATACTTACCTATACTTACAAAAGGTCAAAGTGTGCATGTTATGAATAAGTTTAGTTTAGAACGTGTTATTAATGAGGAAGAAAATGAGTAAAGGTATAGTTGTATTAGCACAAAATACTTGGGAAGATGATTATGTAACACAAGCATCTTTATTAGCAATGAGTGTTGCTGTAACAAATCCTGATATTCCTGTTAGTATTGTTACAAATGACGAAGTCCCTAAATCATACGAAAAGTATTTTGATCAAATAATTCCAATTCCTTTTGATGATGATGCAAGTGAAGAAAGTTGGAAAGTGAGCAATCGTTGGAAACTATACTACGCTACACCATACGACGAAACTGTAGTAATGGATTCTGATATGTTAGTATTACAAGATATAAGTTCTTGGTGGGACTTTTTAAAGGATTATGAATTATTTTTTACTAGTAATGTATACACATATCGTAACGAGCTTGTAAACAGTGATTATTATAGAAAAGTTTTTACAGCAAATAATTTACCTAATTTATATGCAGGGTTTCATTATTTTAAAAAATGTAAATTTGCACAAGAATTTTATACTTGGTTAGAATTAGTAATGAACAATTGGGAATTATTTTACGGATTATATGCAAAAGAAGAATACCCTGGACGGGTTAGTGTTGATGTTAGTGCAGCAATAGTCTCTAAAATACTAGACTGTAACGAAACTATAACAAACAATAAAGTTAAGTTTCCAAGTTTTACTCATATGAAATCTAAAATACAATGTTGGGAAGAGCCAAAGCCAAGTTGGCAAGATTGTGTTGGAACTTATATTAATAAAGATTGTGAAGTAAAAATTGGCAATCATAAACAAAGCGGAATATTTCACTACACAGAAAATACTTTTGTAACAGATGAGATTCTTGAAAGATATAGGAATAAATTAAATGTCTGATATTTTAGAATTGTTTAAAAGTTTAAATGACCAACTTCAAGTTTCTAATGACTCTTATGTTTATTATGAGGAAGAAACTGGCAAAATTATTAAAATATCTAATAGACAAAATCACGAAGAAGGCTTGGATATACTTGAAGTTTCTCATGATCAAGTAAAAGATATTTTAGAAGGAAAGCGTAACACTAATGAATATATTGTTAGTTATGATTTATCATTAAAACAACTAGCATTAAAAGAAGTAACTTATGAATCTGATATTGAGTCTGTATCGAGTAGCCTACACCGGCTACCTGTTACACAAGACTTTTACGATCCTGATAATCCAGTTAAAGAACGTGTGTTAGAGGAAATATATGATGGTGTTAATGTTTATGTTTGGATACCAAGACAACAATATTTTAAAAATTCGTTAGTATGGTTTAATAACAATGTTTATAAATTAAAAGAAGATATTAACAGTGAAAAATTTGATTTAAATTTAGCTGATTTGTATGTAGAATCAGTTAACCTTACAGATGAAAAAATTATTTTAAGTGATATAAAACTTGAAGAACATAAAAAAGAATATGTTGGAGTGTTTGTTGATGTTTGGTATAAAGAATTAAAACATGTAATAGGACAACACGTATGGTATAAAGGTACAGTATACGTATATACTGAAGATCAAGAAAAAAACAAACCTTTTAATTATGAGGCAGTAGAGCCACTAGTTTCGGATGTAAAATTGTATGATGATGAAAACAAACATTTAGAGTTTGATAGAATTGTAGAAGGTGATATTTATTTAGACAATAATCAATTATATAGTTATAGTGTAAGTGAAACAAATGATTTATTAACTAAGAAAAATATTTTATTTTATGCTAGTGATACTGAATTTTTAATTTACGATAGTAAAATAAAAAACTTTGTAAAAGCATTAGTTACGCAAAAAAATGATCAGGCTCAGTTGTCTTATGAAACAATAGGAATTAATATTCCTATTACAACATTTTCATTTTTTAATAAAGGAGATAAAGTATTACTTGGAAAAAAAATAGTACAAATTAGTGACGTTGATGCAGATATTGTAGTAATACAAAATAAAAAAACTAAAACATGGAGTGTTAGGCTTAGTAACTCTACTAGAAAGTTTTTAGAATCTACAGGTTATAAAGCACACGACAAACTATATTTTAGTATTACAGCAAAATACGATCCGAATATATTATATAGAACTATTGATTTTTCATTAATGAATTTATTAAACGATAAAGTACAAACATATAACTTTGATCACGACATAGAAAATACAGACGAAGTTAGTGTTTACACAACTCAGTTCTTTAATTTGTATACACACGAGATATTATCATGACACAGAAATTTAGAGTTACAGATTATGACATTATCTATTTGTCATACGACGAGCCAAACGCAGAAAAAAATTACGCAGATTTATGCAAAAAAATACCATGGGCTAAAAGAATACACGGTGTCGAAGGCTCTGATGCTGCACACAAGGCTTGTGCAAATTTAAGTGAAACAGATCGATTTATTACAATTGATGGAGATAACATTGTTAGAGAAGAATTTCTTAACCAAGAAATTGATTTTGCCGAACATGAAGATTTAACAAGTTGCGTAATTAGTTGGGCAGGCTACAATCAAGTTAACGGATTAATGTATGGCAACGGCGGCATTAAATGTTGGCCTAAAGACTTTGTGTTGCGTATGAAAACGCACGAAAATGCAGATCCAAATAATGCACATGCACAAGTAGACTTTTGTTGGGATGTACAATACATACAACAAAATAGTTGTTTTTCGGACGTATATAATAATGCAACACCTTGGCAGGCATGGCGAGCAGGATTCCGAGAAGGTGTTAAAATGGCATTAGATCGCGGAATAAAAGTTACTAAAGAAGAATTTAAAGATTTACATTGGAAAAACCTACATCGTCTTTATGTTTGGCTTATGATTGGGTCAGATGCAGATAATGGGTTATGGGCCATTTACGGTGCAAGACAAGGACTGTATATGACAATGTGTACAGATTGGGATTATGTAAATGTTCGTGATTTTGAATACCTTAATACTATGTGGGAAAATGAAAAAGAAAAAGAAGATAGTTTGTTAATACATATCCAAGCACTAGGAAATGATTTGGTATCTGAATTAGATATTCCAATAGATCCAAATCCTTTACTACCGGGTCAAAGTAATTTTTTTAAAACAGTGTATAAAAATACATCTAGAACAGGTAATAGGATTATAGATAAAGAATGAGAATACCTTTATATTATAGAACTGATGTAGAAAGAAAATTTAAATATACACCAGGAATACATCCTGACTATTTGACAGATAGATATTATTTGCCTCATCCTGAACCTGAATTTTATTTAGGTGTAGCTCCTGGAGAATCTTTTGAATCAGTCTTTAAAGATTACCATCCTGTTCATGATTCATCTTATTATTTTCCTATAATAGTTTCTTTGAGTGATGTATTAGATGCAATAGAATATCTTGAAGTACCACAAGATGTACTGTTTGATTTAAAAATTAAAAGATGTAAATTTCTTATTTGCTGTCCATACGAAGGTTGGGATTGGAGATTTTTTAGAAAATTTTCTAATACACTTATAAGTAAATACAAAGATCTTTCTTTAGATGATTTTGTGTTTTTAACAGGTAATTATAATAATCAAGAAGATTTAAATCAGGTATATTTTAATTGTTTTGAAAGAAATATTGAACACCGTCCAGTAGTTGCATACAGACATAGAGGATGCCAAGAAATTTCAACAAAGCGTAAAAAGCCTTATAAATTTATTTGTTTAAATCGGCGTCCTGCTATGCAACGAATGGCTGTTGTTACAGAGTTATTTGATTACAAAGATAATGCGCTAATAAGTCTTGGAACAAAAGGACATGCAGGTACTACTCCAGATTATTTTGAAGGTGAAGTATTAAATTTCCAACAAAATTATCCTAGATTAGGAAAAATTTGGAGAGATAAAAAAATAGCACAGAAACTTCCACTTGTAATTAATGATGGGATTGATGCATCCAAAGAAAATCCTGTAGTTGACGATTCGATTGATAAGTTTTATAATTCATATATACATGTTGTAACAGAAACATTTGGTCATTATAAAGAAGACAGACTTTTCTTTAGTGAAAAAGTATATAAACCTATGATGTTTTTACAACCATTTATTTTAATAGGAGAACCATTTGCTCTTAAAGCATTAAAAGAATTTGGTTATAAAACGTTTAGTGACTTTTGGGATGAAAGTTATGACGAAATATTACATGACGGCGATAGATTATTTGCTGCAACAGAAATTATAAAAAACCTTGCGGATAAGTCTGACAACGAGTTATCAGATATGCTTGATAAGATGCTTCCTATATTAAATCATAATTTTGGAAATTTATTATATCGTGCTCATACTATGGATTTGAATTTACGACAAGACTTAGCAAAATTTATACCGCCTGTAATTATAACAAATGATGAGAGAGAGGCATTACGTGTCCAACGAAAAAAATATAAGCGACTTAAGAAACAAGGTAGAACAGATTAATAATGTTAGCTGTAGTTTCTGCACAGCTAAATGGTTACAAACTACATTATATTTACAAAATGGCTATAACCATAGCTGTCACCATCCTGCCCCTCATAAGATTCCGCTACAAGAAATACTAGAAGATCCTGCTGCACTACACAACAGTTATTTTAAAAAGCAGCAAAGAGAAAAAATGCTAAATGGAGAGCGTCCTAGCGAATGCGATTATTGTTGGAAAATAGAAGATCTAAACAAAGGTTATTTTTCTGATAGGCATATAAAAACTTCAGATACAAATTGGGCATGGGATAGATTTGATGAAATAGCAAGATCAAATCCATACGATAATGTTAATCCTAGTTACTTAGAAGTAAGTTTTAGTAACGTATGTAATTTTGCTTGTGCATATTGTTCGCCGGATATTAGTTCTAAATGGATGGAAGACATTGTACAGAACGGTCCGTATCCAATTGAACGTGCTTCTAATAGTATTGATTATTTAAAACACACAGGGAAATATCCTTATAGACATAACGAAGATAATCCTTATGTAGATGCATTTTGGCATTGGTTTCCAGAAGTATTTGATTCATTAAAAGTATTTCGTATTACAGGAGGAGAACCTTTATTAAGTAAAGATACATGGAAACTTATAGATTGGTTAAAAGATAAAGAAAATAAAAATTGTACTATTGCTTTTAACACTAACTTAGGAATTCCTGACCATTTGTTTAAAAAGTTTATTAAAGAGTTAGAAGTATTAAGTCCTAAGTTTAATAAAATTGATATATTTACAAGTTTAGAAAGTACAGGTTCGCAAGCAGAATATGCTCGCGACGGTATTAATTACGAAAAGTTTTTAGAAAATTTAAGAACAATAATGAAAGCAAGTGCTGAGAATGTACATTTTAGTATAATGACTACTGTTAATATTCTTAGCTTGCCTTCGTTTTCAAATTTTTTAGAAGAGTTTTTAAAAATAAGAGAAGAGTTTCATGAAGGTGACGGCTGGGAGCATTCTAAAATTACTTTGAGTGTAAACTATCTTCGCTGGCCAATGCATTTACAATGTACACTACTTGACAAAGAAGTTAGAGAAATGTATGCAGATAGAATTGAAGCACTAGCAGACAAATATGTTGTTAGTAGTTTAGAGAATCCTCATAACACAATTTTTTATCTTGAAGAGGCAAATGCTATTAAACGCTTTTGTGATTATTTAAGATCTGCAGAAACTGCTGTAGAACATAGAGCAGACTTTGTTAAATTTATTTCAGCATATGATCAAAGAAGAAATAAAAACTTTAATAATACATTTCCAGAATATAACGGAGTAATAGAAAAATGGCAAGGTTAATTGCAGCAGGATGTAGTTATACTTATGGCCATGGATTGTCTGACTGTCATATCCCTCCTGATCACCCAGGTCCTGAACCTAGTAAGTTTGCTTGGCCGGCTTTGTTAGGAGAATTAACTAACAAAGATGCAATAAACTTATCTGAACCTGGCGGAAGTAATAAACAAATAGTGTATAATTTAGATAATTTTGAATTTGAAGAAAATGATGTGTGTTTAATACAATGGACTTTTTTAAATAGAACTGCATTTTTTAAAAATAGTTATGAAGTTGAAAAAATAGGTCCTTGGTCTGATACTAAGTTTGCTAAAATTTATTATGCCGAACAAACAGACTTTTTTTATGATCATATTGTTAATCTTAGATTTTTATACAACTATATTAATTACAAATTAACAAGTAAGGGTATTAAAGTAATTAATTTTAAACCCTTTATAGGATCTGGAAAACCAGGAATAGAAGATATAATACTTGAAGATGAATTAAATGTTGATTTTGTTTATGACCAAAACAGTATAGGAATTGAAAAATGTATTGACAAGGGAAAAGATAAAAGACATCCAGGCCCTAAAACGCAGGAAGTATTTGCAAGATACGTATTAAGGAACTATCCTTGGCTAAAAGAATAACAGAAACAGATCCGCAAGCAGCCGCACTAGAAGTGATTCCTTTGTTAGAGGAAATATCACCTAGTATGTGTATGGCTAAATGGCTGTGGTCAAGTATTCATT